TGACACATACGGTGGATTCAATCGTCCTTTCATCAATTCTCAAAACGGACAATTGATTCAAAATAGTTTTGAAGGTGCTAAAAATTATATTAAAGATTGGTTGTATACATATTACAAATCAATTTATTCATTTGAACAGATTAAAACTCAATTTAAGTATATAGTTCAAAAGTCTATATCAATTAGATTGAATCAAATTAATTCATATTATACAAGTAATATTGAATTGACAACACAAGTTGAAAACTTCATAATTGATTTATTTTTCACAAATTTTATATCAAATGTAGTTGATACAGTTCAAACATATCATGATAATAAATTGTATGCATATTTGAAGAATGCATTAAATTTTGGTAACGATACATTTTATACAATATTAAATTATACATTCGTAGAAGAAGACGGTAATACAAACATAATTGTAAAATTATTCAATGAATTACCATTGGATGTTTCATTAAGAGATAAGTGTTGGATATCAAACATATCACTTGTACCTGTAATTCAAAAGTTTGTCATTAATGTTCCGATAATTAAGAAAAACTTTAAGATATCCGGTCCAAATTTCAAAATACCAATTGATTCTTATAATAGTTCACCTGTAAATTATCAAAGTTCTAATGATTTAAAGTTGGATAATACTACAAAAAACGATGTAGAATTTTATAAGAAATTAAATAATCTCAATGTTGATTATTCTAATTTTTCCGATTTCATTGTATTTGGTTCTGCGGAATTGAGAACCAAACTGTTTTTAAATAAAGTTACATCTGTTAATCAACTTAATAAGTCAATCAATTCTATATTGACTACATTATCCGCATCTGCAGCGAATAGTGCGTCATCATATACATTATTAACGTCATATTCATTTATTAGTGCGTCATATGCAACAGAAGTAAATGATTATCAATCACAATTAAATACAGTTTTCAATTCATTTGACGGATATGATACATATTTGTATAAAAATATTACTTTAGTAAGTGGTAGTACAACATCATTTGTTAATGGTGCTTATATACAGAACTACAATTATCCAGACTATATAGAAAATGCAATTGAATTTGATAAAAATAATAGAGATAGTCTTGTAAATAATACCCCAGAATATATTCTATTAGATGATAATAATACGGATTATTTGATATTCTTATCAATGATTGGACATCATTTTGATAACATTTACTTATATATTAAGAATTTCCCAACACAACAATATGTTGAAAACAACTTATCGTCAAGTTATGTAAGTACAGTAGCAAATACTTTATTAAAACAATTTGGTTGGAATCCAATCAGTTCATTTGACAATTCATCTATTGAATCCAATTACTTGACGGGATCAAATGCTTATTCCGATTATGATAAGTTAAAGATTATTTGGAACAGAATTTTAAAGACACTGCCGTTGATTTATAAGACTAAAGGAACAGAAGAATGTATTAGAGTGGTATCTAATATCTATGGAATTCCCCGTAGTTTATTAAATGTTAAAGAATACGGCGGAAACAAGATATCGGATGAAGATAATTCATCCTACACATATCAAAATAAGTATTATTTTACAAAATATACCAGAAATGGTGATGCGATAACAATACCAATATCTGGTTCGGCAAATTATGTCAATTCAATTGAATTCAAATTTAGAATTGATTCAGATTATATTTACCCACAAAATACCAAAGTTTATTTGTTAAAAACTAGTTTTTGGGATGTATCAATCAAAAAGGAAGTTAAAGATACTTTCGGAAAATTAAAATTTGATTTATCTCCAGCTGGATTGCCAACTGACTATCTTGAAACAGATTCATTACCATTGTTTAACGGAAATGTATTCAATGTATTAATTAAACAAATCAATTTATCTGCAAGTTATGATTCGGGATCTGGCGGACAATTACCATATCAATATTCATTAAGAGTAACATCTGTTGACAATGATGAAATTGTATTTGATGATAATAAATCAATCATTAGTGGAACTGAAGGAATTAATGAATCATTTAATGCTTTTAGTTTACTTTATGTAGGAAACTATACAGGCGGAGGTAATTTATTCCAAGGAAATATTGACAAAATAAATCTGTGGAAACACGAATTGGATGATGAATCTTTTATAGAACATTGTAAGAATTTTGATTCATATAAAACAAATAATGACAGTACAACTTATGACAACTTGTATTTTAGATACAGTTATGATTATCCGGTTAATATGTACACTGGTTCCGTACCTGCTTTATTTGTTGTAAGAAACGCTAATAAGTTATATTCACAATATAGTGCATCTGCATATAACTTTGCACAAAATACAACTACACAATCAAATTGTTTAACTGTATCTGCATCACTTTATCCATATCAATTTGATGAAATTGAAATTAATCAAAACATCAAATTGGGACAATATGGTCCTAATAAGTTTAAAAATGTAAAAATCAATAAAGCAACACAAACAGTTGAATCTAGATTGATGCCTAATGAAACAAGTGCAGTAAATAATTTAATCACTACAGATTCAAATTTATTGGCAGTATACATTTCACCATTTAAAGTAAGAGATGATGATATATTGAATTTCTTGGGCGAATATGATATGATGGATTTGATTGGTGATCCATCAAATATTTTTTCCGACAATTATGAAAGTTTACAAACATTAAGAGACAATTATAATAAATATAATTTATCAGAACAAGTTTTGTATCAAGAGTTTATGACTCTGTATAAGAATTATTTTGACGGATCTTTCTTTGAAACAGTAAGACAATTGCTTCCCGCAAGAAGTAAAGTAATTGATGGTATATTAATTGAACCAAGTTTATTGGAAAGAAATAAATATCAAAATCGTCCAATAGACAGTGCTATTGCTTATGATTTAAGATGTTCATATCAACCACTTAGAAATTTTTCTGGTTCGTTTGAAAGAAATTATAGAAGTACAAGTCAAGTAAAATTAAGTAAAAATGGATTAGATTATCCGTTAACATCTTCTACATACGGTTCATTGACATCATCAATGCATCCCGCATCATATACATCTAATAATTATACATCATTCCAGTTCTCTAGTTTGAACTATGATAAAAGATTAAGTGTATTTTCTATTAGCGGATCATTTTTTGATAAATTTGAAAGTAACTATATTTACGGAAACAATAAAAAAGTATATTTGTTTGGTACAAATCCAAATACTAGTTTAGAAAATTCTAGCAGTAAATTTATAAATACATATTCTTATGTAAATGTCAATTCATCATCTTTATTTACTACATATGATAATAATTCTTCAATTTTTGATACAGATTCGTATCCTGTAGGACATTATTCATTGAAAAGAAGAATTTCAAGATTTTCAACCAATCAATATTTCGTTAATTCACCGACCGGTTCATTTTTTAAAAAATCTAGTCAAACTAGATATACAACAGTTGATGATAAAGGAAACAGTGATAATTCATCACCAATTGAAAGAACTCAAATAAATCTACAAGTTTCTCAAAATTCATTGATTAGTTCGTAAAAAAGATTTAATGAATAATATTTATTGATAAATATACTTATACTATATGGCATATCTAGACAACAAAACTATAACAGTTGATGCGATTTTAACACAAAAAGGTAGACAATTGTTAGCAAAGAACGGATCTTTGAACATTTCATCATTTGCGCTTGCGGATGACGAAATTGATTATAATCTATACAATTCAACACATCCACTTGGTAGTGCATTTTACGATATCGCTATAAGAAATATTCCAGTATTGGAACCATTTAGCGATGAAACACAAGTAATGAAGTACAAGTTGGTAACATTGCCATCAGGAGTAACCGCAATTCCAGTAATTTCTATCGCACAAACAAGTATTACAACCGATAGATTGAATACAAGTGAATTCATAATTTCTCCAAGTACCAATCCAACATACAATACAACACTAGGATATACTGCCATATTGGGTAATAAGAATGCCGGAACATTGTTAGTTACTGAAACAAATAGTATTAATTCTACTAGTGCAACTATTCCAAGTTTTGCTGGTGATGCCGTAACTGCTGCTTCTCAAGTAGTGGTTGGTAATAAGTTTAAATTTGTACCAAATAACGCTTTGTTATCTACTACGACTACAACATTAACTATCATTGGAAATGAAAGTGGTGGTAGTTTAACAATTACAGTTACTATTACAGTTCAATAATACAACCGCTTAATAAAATATGATTTTTAAAAACTTTGAATCTACAGATATCGTAGCCGGAAGAATCAATAAGGTTTCTTCTGGATTTTGGGTTGACGGCAATTATGCAGTAACACAATCAACTTTTACAACATCGTCAACTCAAGTAGTATTGACGGGATCAAACCAATATGATGTTCAAAACGGATTGTATTATTACAATGTTTATTACCAAAACCAACCACATTTTTCAATAACATATGGTGATTATTATGGTTCTG